CTTTGGTTCATCGAACGGATCGGTATGATCGCATTAACCCCGTCAGAACCCTGACCTATATGGTCAAAGATGAAGTCTTTGCCGCCATCAAGATGAAGTTCCCTTCAGTCGTTAATAATGGGAAATATGCTGGTGAACACCCGGGGTTGGCAAGTCTCAGAGACTTGTTTGCGCATGAAGCTTTCAGAATGGGCATGCGAGCGATTGATGCTGCCACCATGGCGGGCATGGTTTTTGTGAGGGACGTCGGGGGCAACCCTAAGATGCATGACAAGTTCCATCATAATATTCCTGAGCCGGTTCAGAGCTCAGACTACCAGCCCACCAAGGTGTTTGTACATTGCTGCACGCCAATTTTTGATTCCACTGACGTCACTCGCCAAGTCAAGTATCTTAGCGCGAAGACTGAATTTGGCGTTCATGAAATGAAGGATTGTGATTACGACTTCCGCGGTGTTCAAAACGCGGCGGCACGTAGGTTCAGTTTCAGTATGTCTGTTGACACGATTTATTATCTCGATCCCGCGGATCTCACACGAGCCTTGCTGACTCAAATAAACCCAGTCATGTATGCTGTTTTGCATGAGTTTGACGAGGGTCCGGGTCAACACCAACTTATGTTTGGTGAAGGCGAGTATGAGACTGATGGGAAAGAGGTGGTGATGCAAGTTGACGGGGCTAACCATACTTATAAGCACCCCATTCCGAATTGGGTGTATGAGTCAGGTTGCCATGTTGAGCTGGACGGTGTCAAGTTCACTTTGTGCACTAACAAGGTGAAGTCGTTTGAGACATTGTCTTTATTCATGATAGTTGTGACTCATGGAAGCGTTCCGTTGGCCCCAAGGCAACGGATTGGCGATGAAATGTGGAGCGATGATAAACCTACACAATTAGCCAATTACCTGCGCAACACTACTCTGTCACTGCCACCGACCGCTGACGCCTTCAAGTCATTCGTACAGAAAGCTCAAATTGCGGCTGAGAAACTGCGTTACGATATGACAGATCCACGTTTGGCTGATTCCTATCCTTGGTTGTTCGAGGAATTTTTGAAGAGAGTTAATTCAATTGAGGAAACAGCACAGCATATTCTCCGTGTTGGAAACAAACGGATTGATAGGGCCAATGAGCTCAGGAACACCTGGGCTGTTGGGTTCCGTGTGAGGTTGAGAATGTTGGCTGAGGGCACAATTAACGTGGTGCGCTCTTACTTGACCTTATACGATGACTTGCCCTGGTGGGGGCAAGCGCTATTTGGCTTGGGACACCTCTATGTCCTCAAGAGGATTGTCATTGACAAGCCCAAAGTAGCCTCGGGACCGTTGGCGTTAGTCTTCGGTTTCATCGTTTCTCTCTTCCAGAGGGTGAAGAGATTGCTGAAACGAGGCCCAGTTTTCCCGGGTCCACGGGTTTCGACAATTTGCCATGGGTGGCCTGATAATGAAGAGGTCGCGCCCAATGCGCGTGTGTCGTTGCCATTTGATCCGAAGCCTTGCAAAGAGGCGACTGGAGGGCATTTGTGTGGGGTAGGAGTGCGAAATTCGCTGCCCATCATGCCCAGATCTTGCGTGCACAATGAGTATCGTGCGGTGCTAGCTAGGGTTGTCAATCCGACACCATTGACAACGGCCGTGGCTTGGCACGAGATGGAGGTCACATTCCGCAAGATTTGCCAACGTAATTTTTACCTGCCCGAACAGGTGACAGCATACCCATTCTCAGAGTGGGTGAACCGATTCCCGGCAGCTAGGCGATTAGAGATCGCCAAAGCCCGCCAAGCCAACAAAGAGTGTCCATTGGACCTTTTCCGGCTCAACAAGTGCAAAGCATTCGTGAAGAGAGAGTTCTATATTGAGAAG